TGCCCCTGCTTGTCGGTGATCATGCCAGAAACGGTCGTTTCCGCGACCTGCTCGACCCGCGTGTCCGTGATGGCCACGTCCAGACCGAGATTCTGCTTGGCGGTGGTAATCTCACCGCGCACGCCCTCGGTCGGCGGCAAGTAGTCCTGCGCCAGCAAGCGGTCGTTGCCGATATGCTGGATCAGGCGCACGTCAGGCACGGGCATGCTGAACGACCGCGCGCCCTCGACATTTACCCCGTCATACCCATCAGCGCCCGATTCGTCACCGCTCGGCAGGCCACTGCTATCAAGCAGATACGCCTGGATGCGCCGTAGGCCCGACCCGCTTGTGATTTGCGGTCCATTAGCCATTGTGTGTATCCTCTTTGACTTGTGCGATCAGCCGCTCGGCGGCCTCGCGCAAACTCACGGTTAACGGTTGGTGCTCGTCTGAAATGGTCAACGTTTCACCATCCAGCGCCACCTCGATCATCAGCACGCGCGTGTCCTGCGTCGCAATCTCAACTATTGCCACCTTGCCGGCCTGCGGTGTCTGAGCCATCACAATCCTCGCGGGACATCCCGCACGGTTAGCACGTTCAGGTCGAATATCACGCCCATGTATCCGACGCCCGCCAATTCAATCGCGGTGACGCCGGTATCATTGCCGAGGTCACTGTGCTGCACACCGGCTAGCGGCGTGAGATTGTTGGCCAGTTGCAGCGCGGGGCGCTGACCATAGGCGTCCTCGAAGCGTTCAAAGAACGGTTCGCACGCCTGCTCCGCTTCCAACTCCGCGCCCATCGCCGCCGGAAGCACCAGGAGCGCCAGCTTGTAGGTGCGATTCACGATGACCAATCCCCCGTCGCGCGTCCGCACGCCTTCCCCCGTCATGACAATCAGCGCGGGCAGGTCAGCGGTCGTTATGTCGCGCGGAACTGCCGCCGAGGTGCTGGTTACCCCGGTAATTAGCGCGGCAATCGACGCGATGCGGGCACGCTCGGTGCTGACACTCATCTACACGGCTCCGATGGTCTGCCGGACATACGGGTCCAACAGCGCCTTAATGTCGGCGGGCACATCTGCCGGCACGGTCACTAGTCCCAACTCCGGCATGCCCTGCGTTTCAAACGGCGCTTTGCGCTGCGCATAAAACCACGCCGTGAGCCGGATGGCCGCGTGCCGGATGTCGTCCGGCTGCGTGCTGGTGTAGCCCCACGTGCCCACGACTTCAATCGCCTCTTCCGGGTCGCTCTGATACGTCCAACTCGTGCCCCCGGACGCCTTGAGCGCGATGGCATACTTCGGCGTGTGGTTGGAGGGCAGCAGCACATACGCGCTGGACGCTACCGCCGCGCCGTCGCCGTTCGTGATGCTCGTCACGCTGAGCAGGTCGTCATCCAGGAGCAGCGTGCGCCCGTCAATCTGCCGCACGGCGTCAAAGGTGCGCGTCCCGCTGGTCGCCACAAACACGCGCTGACAGTAAGAGTCAATGCGCGCGCTGGCGCGGGTGATTAGTTCATTGAGCAGCGCATCGTCCGTCGCCTTGTCGGTGCCCACATAGCGCTTAATTTCTGCGAGCGTGCAGTAAGTCGTCATACCGCCGCCTCCCGCTCATAGCGGACCAGCCCCTTACCTCGCCATTTACTAGCGAGGTATTTCTGTTTCATGGGTCCTTGCCCATAATTGCCGGTTCCGGCATATACGTGGTAGAGGCCAATATCTCCTGTGCTCCACACCTCATAGCCCCGGCTACGTATCCACAAGCACATGTCGCTGTCCTCACAAAAGTAAGGATTAAAGGTCATGTCCATCTGGAAGCCTTCAATCACGTCCCGCCGGAACGCCTGACAGTAACCGCTCACGACATCCGCCGGCCCGACATAACCCACCGGAACCGGCTCGTACCACTGCCAGCCAGGGGTAATCCAATGCCCCGCCGGGCCACAGATACCGACGCCCGGATCGGCCAGCGGCGCGGTCAATCGCTCCAGCCATCCCGCGCGTCGCGCTTCCACGTCCGCGTCCAGGATGATCAGCGTATCCCCGCGCGCGGCGTCGAGCAGCAGTTGCCGCCCGCCCGCGACGCCGGTATTGTCGGCGCGCAGCGTGACATGCACCTTGCCTGGATACGCCGCCGCGACGCGCAGCAGCCATTCGGCGGTGCCGTCCGTGCTGCCGTTATCGATAATGCGCCATTCCACATCGTCGCGGCGCAGCGTGTCAGCCAGCGAACGGAAGCACCGGGCGGTCACGCCCAGGCGGTCACGAGTCAGAAACAGGAACGAAATCACCGCTGCCTCAGATGCACCAGTTCGCCACTGCGCGCGACGTGGGTCGCTTCCGGCTCATGCGTGCGTGCGTAACGCTCCCAGGTGGGCGCTTTCTCTGCCACCACCTCGCGCGCTTCGTCAGCGCTTTTAGCCAGCACCACCAGCACACCGCGCGCGCGCGCGCGCCAGATGTAGAGTCGTGTCGGGTCGCTCATACCGTTACTCTGTCCTCCTTAAGCACATCAAGTAAGCGCACGGCGGCGGCGTCCCACGTCCAACGCGCGCGCCAATCCTCGTCAATCCCGCGCCCCAACTGCACGGCCTGCTGCGCCGCGTTCGCCAGCGCGTCTACGTCTGGCTCGAACCACCACGGCACACAATCCCGGTGGACGTGGTGTTGTCCGGCGCGCTGCCATTCACCGCTCGCCCAGGCCACGCGCCCCACCGGCGCAAACGCACGGACGGGCGGCAGGTCAGACGACGCTACCGGACACCCACACGCCAGCGCTTCCAGCACGGGCAGCGAAAAACCCACCCCGCGCGCCGTGTGTAACAGCGCGTCCGCCGCTCGATACCAGGGCGCGAGGCTCACCACGTCCGCGCGAATAATCGTGACGCGCGGGTGTGTGTCGCTCGCGGGCGGGTAATCTGCCGATGTTTTGGCGACCAGGTGATAGTCAGCCGGCAGGCGGTCCATCACGCGCATTGCAAGGTCCAGACCGTGCCGCGCGTCCGTGCCGCCCACCCATAGCAGTACGTGCGCCGCCTTACGCGCTTCAACAGGCAGCCGCTCGCGCGGGCCGTCCGGTGTAAACTCTGCCGAGTCAAAGCCCCATTGCACGCGCGCGACGGGTGTCTCGGTCGCCGCCCGGAACTGCTCGCACACCCACTCCGACGGCGCGCCAATCAGGTCGAAGCCCCGGAACGCCTCGGCAAACGAGCGCGGCACACCCTGCGGCCCGGTAAACTCCCACACCGCCAGTCCCACGTTCCGCGCGTGCCGCACGTTCGGCGGGCGCAGCGGGTAAGTGTGCGTGACGCTCAGCGGCGTGATGGCCAGCCCGTCATTGTGGACGTTGCGCAGCACCGTGTGGCCCGCGCGCTCGACCGCCGCTGCGAGCTGGCGGTTGATGGTCGGATAGGCTCCGCTGCCCTCGAAGGGTCCAATCCAGGTCAGCATGGCCGCCGCTCCGCGTGCAGCACCAGCCGCCCGTAATCCGCGCTGGTGTGTTCGCGCACGATGTCAAACGCATCGCCCAGCCAGTTGCGCACGGTAGCCTTGTGCTCGTCATGTACCTCGACAATAAGCCGCTTGCGCGCCGCCGCCTTGACGTACTCCGGTAAACCAACGTGCCGCGACATGCTCAGGAACAGCACGAGGTCATACTCCCCGGTCACCGCGCCCGGCTGGCGTAAGTCAGCGGTGTGGTAGTCCACATTCCACGCGCCTGCCGCCGCGCTGTACTCCTGCGCCGCCGCCACCGCGCGCGGGGTATCGATGCCCACGCCGCGCGCGCCGTAGCGTACCGTGAGGTAGTTCAGGAATTGCCCGCCGCTACACCCGATGTCCAACACCGACGCCGGGGAAAAGTCGAGCCAGGACAACCCCAGGTCTTCGATGCGCGTGGTAATGTCGCGGCACGTCTCGACGCCGTTGTGTGTGCCAAGCACCTGCTGATACGGGCGGTCGCCCCAGCGCACGCCCTGGTAATAGCGGTCAAGCAGTCCCGCGCGGTAAGTGTCCGTCAGGCGAAACCCGTTGAAGTCCACCCACTTCCCCGCAACGCAGTTATGGACGCCGCTGTCACGCCCCGGCACCGTAATGCCCCATTCATCACCCAGCGCGCGGATACGGTCATAGAGCGCGTACACCGTCTTGCGGTCCTGACTCCAATCGCACCGTCCTAAGTCGTCTGTGACCTGGACCGGACGTAACTGTCCATACGAGTCGCACCACAGCGCCAGTCCGTAGACGCGCGGTGCCAGCCCGTGCAGCGCATAGAGGTTCTGAACGGTCACGGCTTCTATGAGCGGCGTTTGTTCGCCCGCCGGCAGGTAGTGATAACCCCACACGTAGTCAGACAGCGCCTCGCCGTCGCGCAGCGGCATGTGGTGTATCTTGGCCGCAATGCCGTCGCGCCCGAATACGTCCTGTAGCTCGGTCAGCGCCGCGCCGCGATACATAAAGGCGTGCGAGCCACTCTCGCCGGGTAGCGTCTGCACGTCACCGGCCTCAAAGATAGGCACGCACTGCTCACGAACCATCACCGCTTGCGCCCTCCCACCAGCCAGTACGCCGTGCCGGGATTCCGCGAGAGCGTTACATCCAGGCCCGCCTCTTCGAGCACCGCCAGCGCGTGGCCCACATTCACCGCCGTCTGCATGCTCGTCTCGTAGCGGTTGCCTTCCAGCTCGCGCCGGGCCGCTTCCGACCACCCGCGCAACTCGCCCGCCTCGGCGCGGGCTTGCCACTTGGCGCGACGCGCCACATACGCGGCCTCGTCAGCGTACAGGTGCAACAGGAAGCCGCCGCGCTGGCGCAGCACGCGCCCGACCTCGCGCAGATAGGTGTACTGAATTTCCGGGTCAGGGATGTGCTGAAACACAATCATGCTGTAGACAAAGCCCACCGACGCGCTGTCCACCACGTCCAGGTCCACACCCGACCCGCGCACAAAGGTCACGTTTTCGGCGGTGACGTTTGCGCGAGCCACCGCCAGCATGTCGTCGGATACGTCCAGCGCAATCACGCGCCCAAAGCGCGCCGCCAGCGCGTCAGTTTCGCGCCCTGCGCCACACCCGATTTCCAGACACACGCGCCGCCTGCCCTGGATGCCCTGGTCTTCACAGAACGGGTCGAGATACAACTGCGCGTTTTCGTCACCCGTTGCCAGGAAGTCCTCGCGCGCCCATTCGCCAATCCCTTTACGGTTCAGGACGTGGTGCATCGGGTCCAGTTGGGCACGTTCATTCCACTCGCGCCGCATGCGGTCTGCTAAATCACTCATGCCAGCACCCTCTCCTGTTCCAGTTCGCCCCGTACCAGCAGCGCCTCCAAGTTGTCGAGAATCGGCGGCCAGTAGGTGTCATACACCGTATCCGCGCTGTACCGCTGCGCGAACGCCCGCGCCGTCTCACGCATGCTCGCGTCATGCTGCGCCGCGACCGCAAGTTTCAGCGCCTCGATAATCGCGAGGCGGGTGGGCCGCATCCGAAACGCGCCCAAACTGGACCACACGGCCTCCCCGGTCGTTGGTCCCAGCGGAATCCGCCAGCCCGCGCCTACCGTCTCGCGCATGGCGGTAAACTCGCACGTGATGACCGGTGTGCCGCACGCCTGCGCTTCGACGCCGCATAGCTCAAACCCGCCGCCCATCGTCGGGTTGACCAGCACGTCGGCGGCTCGGTAGATGTCGCGCAGATGTTCCGGCGGTACGGCAGCGGTGTCGTATAGCGCCTGGTCGGTGGCGCGCAGATTGACGGTCGGAAGCTGGATGGTTTCAATCAGCCCGCGCACGTTCAGCCCGCCATACTTCGTATCGAGCGACGTGTGCAAGTACAGCACGGCGTCCGGGTGTCCCTGCTCTAGAAAGATGGACCACGCCAGCAATACCTGGTCGAGCGCCTTGCGCGACGGGTGGCTGTTATTGCTGCCGACAAACGCCGCGACAAAGATGTCTTCGGGCAAGCCCAGCCGCGCGCGCGATTCGGCGCGATCACCGGGCGTCCAGAACGTTGTGTCAATCGCGTGCGGCGCGTAGGCCGCGCGGATGCCTTCGTCGGTCATCATCTGCTGTCCCACGCGCGTAATCGCAATCGGCAGCGTGGCATACGCGAGTTGGTTCTTGACCGCCATACTGAGCGGTTCGGTATCGATGGGCGTAATGGGTACCCACGGGCGCGCCAGCCGCTTCAAGGTGTCGCCGCTGTAGACATACACGTCCTTCAACGTCATGATCAGGTCGGCGTCATGCGCAGCGGCGTAATGGTTGACCAGCGCGTCGCCAAACAAGTCACCCCGGCTCGCGCCGCCCACCACACGCACGCCCTGGTGCTCAAACGGCGCGCCGTAGTACGTCGTGCCGAAGTACAGCACCTCGTGCCCGTGCGCCTGTAACCAGGCCGCCAGCATGCCGCCCTGAATCCCATACGCGCCGGGGATGTTGGGCGGGTCAGAGACAAACAGAATACGCATTACAGAACTCCGCCCAACGCAACCGAAATAACCCGCATGGCGCACATCTCCTTGTGTGCTAACTCCTGAACTCGCAGCGGCAGGCGGCAGGAGTAACCGCTTTTCGGGAATGACCCTAGCCGCTGCGTAGTCACAGTCGATTACTCGCCCGTGTTAAACGCCACGTCATCCGTGGTCGCGTTCGACACCGGCGCGGTAATCGGTTCGCCCAGGATGGCGATGCACGAGTACGGGTCGGTCGCAGCCGGCGTGACGCGAACGGTCACGTAGCCGAAGCCGTCGCTGAGGTCTACGTCGCGGACTTCAATCAGTCCTACGCGGTCCTCATCGGTCCCGTTGACGAAGCTGTCCGCCAGCCCGCTCAGCGCTTGCGCGTCCGAGCCGCTGCTGTCCGTCGCTTCATACGCCGCTACCGCAATATTGCCGTCCAGTGCGCCCGCGAGCGACACAAACAGGATACGGCGATAGCCCGCCATGCTGACCCACGTGCCATCCACTGCCGCAGCGGCATAGTCGCCGCCGGGCGTGTGAATCATGCGGATCGCGAGATTGTCGTTCAGAGTACGCATCAGATATCTCTCCTTGCGCCTAGACCTGAACGTCCGTCAGGATTTCGATGGACTCAGGATGCCGCAGCACCACGTCCAGGCGGAGCACCGCGCGAATCCAGGTTTGGTCGTACTGGAACGCATCACCGGCTTCGCTCGACGCCATGATTTCGAGCGTCTTGCGCTGGCCGACAATCACGTCCTGCCACTGACCGAAGAACATGCGCGTTTCGCTGTTGGCGTCCACCGCGATCTGCGTGGTGGTCTGCCACGGGAAGCCGAGCAGCGTACCGGGGAGTGGCCCCGCCGCCGCCTGCTGATAAGCCCCCGGCCCGGCGTAAATCAGGTTGCCGGCGGTGTCTTCCAACTGGCGCAGCGTGTCCTTCTCACGTGGGCTAAATACCCACTGCCAGGTCGGCTCTTCCATCACGTTCTCAACTTCGACGCGCGACACCGCTGCGGACAGCGTGTCATAGGTGGGCGCGGCGTTCAGAGGGGTGGCCGTCGCACCGGACCCGAGGATACCGAGCGGCTCCCCGTTGATGCCCGACCCCGTGAGGATGGCGCTGTCTACGGCCAGCGCAGACACGCGCGCGATATCCTCGCGAATCACCGCGTCGATGGCCGGGTCCGAGTCTTCCAGCAGCTCGTTCGAGACTTTGACGAACACGCCGAGCTTTTTGGCGACCAGCAACTTCTGCCCGAAGGTCTGCTCGCTGTCGGTGATCGAGGCGTTCTCACCCACCCAGTAGGCGGTCGCGCCGCCGGTCTGCGTCGGGATAGAGAGCGTCGCGCTGTTCATCGGTAGGGTCCGGCACAGCGGCAGCACCTTTGCGGACGCGCGCAGCAGTTCAATCACCTGATTGGACTGCTCAACGGGCACCAGATAGCCGCCCGCCGTGTCCGGGTCAATGCCCAGCGCCTTATAGGCCGCCTTGATACGCCCGTGGTGCTGGTTCAGCGTCGCATGGTCGTGGTTCGCCACGGCCTTGATCCAGCGGCCCAGCGTCAGCGGCTTTTCCGCGCGCCCGCCCAGCTGGATGTTCTTCTGCTGCGGCGTCAACGCACCCCCGCGCGGCTTGTCAGACTGCATCGCCTTGGCGACGGCTTTCTGTACCGCCGCGTCCAGCGCACCCTGGTTCACAGACAGCACGTCGCCCACCATTTCGGGCAGCGGCTCCGGTTCTGCTTCCGGCTCTGGCGCTTCGGTCGCGGCATGTTCCGCCACCCACGCAATCAGGTATGCCAGCGTCGATTCCGCGTCCGCGCCCGCCATCTCCGCCAACTGGTCAGCCAGCGGTTGAAGCGCCTGCGCGATCATGTTCTCGCCACCACCCTCTTGCTTCACGGCGTCAATCGCCGCCTGGATGTCCGCCACGTTGGAATCGGCATAGGCCGACACCAGCGCCTTCACCGTGAGGTCGTTCAGTTTCAGCGTCACGGCTGTATCTCCATTGGTAGATTGCGAATCGATAACAGGTGCGGTGTCCGACGCCGGCGCGGCCTTGTCTGCCTGCGCCTCCGGTGTCCTCTGGTCGCCGTCCTGGTCTTGCACAAGGTGTTTCAAGCGCACAACGTTGGTTTGCCGGGGTTCTGCCGGCGTGGGCGTTGTGCTCCATTCGATAATCGGCCAGGACGACAACTGCCCGTCCTGCTCGCGCTTTACAAGGTGCGACACGGCCCCACTGGACCAATGCAGCACGCCGCGCTCAATCAGCGCGAGTACCGCATCCACCCATTCGCCGTGTTCGGTAATCTGCGCCTCAATCCACAGCCCCACCTCATCCGGCGTGACCTTGACCACGCGCCCGAACTTGAAGCGCGACGGCATGTCAGCAGAGATGCTGGGCGGCAGATACCCCATCGCGTGGTCGTAGAGCACCGGCTGGTCGCGATACGTATCCAGCCAGAACTCGGTATCGCGCGTGAAATAGTCGCCTTCTAAGTCGCGATGCGCCTGGTCGCCAAACACCACGCCATAGCCGCCGATGCAATCCCCGACGCGCCGAACCTGCGTCTTGAGCGTGTCGCCCATCCCGCTCCCCCTTACGACTTCAACTGAACGGTCAGCGTGCGCGCCGCTTCCTGGACCGTGTTCTCGCCCGCGCCGTCATGCGACCACAGCTTGATATAGTGCGCCGCGAACGCAAACAGGGGCACCGGGTACGACTTGCTGGCCGCCGGTCCGTCGATGCTCACATCGGTGCCATAGCCCCCCGATGCGTCCAGCAGCGGCACAAAGGTGCCGTCTGCCGTCGCGCACACCTGCACGCCCAAATCGGCGGCGGTCCAGGCGGCGGGCAGCGTCACCAGCGCGGCGGCATAGTCGCGCATATCCAGCGCGTCCGACACCGCTGCGCCTTGCGCAATGGTCAGCGTCGCGGTCGTAATCTTGCGGTCGGT